GCGGGTCGCCGCGTGACGTAGCTACGGCTGTCAATCAAGCCCTCGACGGCAAGCTCGCCTGCGTTGGCACGCACAGCTACCTGCTCGGCGACACGACCACCACCGTAACGGACACGCAAGTCACCGCCGCTTCGGCCGTGCTGATAGTCCCGACTTCCACAGACGCACGCGACGCCACGGTCACGATCAGCGACGGCCAGTTCGTCGTGACTTTTGCGTCTGCAACAGCAGCAGCAGGAACGCTCACATATGCCGTCCTGGGTTAGTTTCCCCGTCATCCCCGGAGCCTCGTATGTCCAAATCAAAGACCCCGACATTACCAACACAAGCCGCATCGAAATCGCCAAAGTCACAGCAGACACCAGGGACGCCACGGTCTCGAAGCAGGCGGAAGGCCGTTGCACGATCACGTTCAAAGAACCGGTCCGGCAGCAACAATACGTCCGCTACAAGGTACGAAATTCTACCGGTACGGCCTGACGTTCTTCCGTCCGTCTGGGGCTTGGTCGCTCCGCATCTGCAGCGCGCAATCGACGTCTGTCATGGCCGCATTACCCTAGAGCAAGTCGCCGCCGCTGCGCTTGAAGGCGAGTACCTAGTCTGGGTTGTTACAAACGTATCTTCTGGTACAATCGTCGCTGCGTATACCACGCGCTTGGGTTCCTACCCGAACCGCAACGCCCTCGCTGTCGATTTACTCGGCGGCTCAGAGCTAAGCCGTTGGGTCGAGCAGGCTTTCCAAAAAATAGAACAGCACGCACGCCGGTGTGATTGCGACCTTATCGAAGGCTTTGGCCGTCCCGCATGGGGGCGGATATTGGCCCGAGACGGCTGGGAACCGGCGTACATGACCTATCACAAGGAACTACGCCGTGAGTCTAGGCAAGGGCAACAGACGCAATAGAAGGCAGCCGCAGACGACGTCCATCGAGACGACGCGCAGCACCGCGCCTGCATTCGTGCAGAACCAAATTCAGCAGACGTTCCGTGAAGCGCAAGCACAGCAGCCGCTAGTCTACACCGGCCCCCGCGTAGCAGAGTCCAACCGCGACCAGGAACGGTTCTTCGACATGACGCGCGACTTTGTAGAGCGCACGCAGAACGAACCGCTGCCGACCATTGACACGTCGAACCTAGAAGCGCTGCAGGGCCGTGCGATCAACACTAGCGGCATCATGGGCATGCTTGGCCGCCAAGCCGACGTAGGCCAGCTGCAGGGCATGATTGGCAGCCGCGCCGACACCGGGCTACTGCAGGACGCGCAAGCCGCCGCCACCGACCTCGGCGAACTCGGCGGCCTAATGGGCCAGCAAAACATCGCGAACGACATATTCCGCGATTTCACCACCCGCGAAGTCACGCCCTACCTCGAAACTGCTGTTGACGACGCTGCAAACCGCGCGCTGCAGAACGTGAACAACCTATACGCTGGTAGCGGCCGACTGGGCTCTACGGCGTTCGCGGACGCGGCGGCACGGGGTGTAACCGCTGCGTCCGCCCCTATACTGCAGCAAGCAGCGCAGACCGACGCCGCCCGGCAGCTGCAAGCCGCTGGCCTGTTGGGGCAGGCGTTCCAGCAAGACCGCGCAGCAGACATTGGCCTTGCCACAACCCGCGCCGGTATGGAGCAAGCCGACCTTGCACGGCAGCTGCAGGGCGCTGGGATGCTGTCGAACCTGGAACAAGCCGCACTGCAGCGCGACGCGCAGCTGGCTAACCAGATCGCCGGATACGAAGACGCCATGCTGGCCCGCGACCTGGCCGCGCAGCAGTCAATGCTGCAAGCCGAACAGGCCGACTTGGCGCGCGAACTGTCGATTGCACAGGGCCTCACCGGCGCGTCCGAAACCCAAGCACGGCTGGCCCCGCAGATGCAGCAGATGCAGCTGCAGTCGCTGGGCATGCTTGGCGCAATCGGCGACGCGCAACAGGCGCAGCAGCAAGCCGAACTGGAAGCACGCCGCCAGCAGATCGCGGAACTGAACGCGGCACGGCAAATGCGCATGCAGAACATGATTAACGCCAGCCAGCTTGGCCGCCAGTTCACGAATAGCACAACCACCACGCAAACCACCCCAGAACAGCAACAGGGCGGCGGCCTGCTGAACACGCTTGGCGGGTTGGCGGCTGGGTACGTTGGCCTCGGAGCGCCGGGGCTGGAAATGGTGCCGGTTATTGGCGCGCCACTAAAAGCAGCATCTCTAGCTGCCGCTCCACTTATGTTTGGGAGACGTTAAAATGCGAGGCAACAGCCCTTTCTCGGTTTTAGAAAACGCGCTGCAGTCGCGCGTACAGCCCACCGGCAACCGCATCATGCTGCCGAATAACCAAATGGCCCGGCTGGGCAACATGGCACCGCTGACCCAAGCGTACCGCGGCGCACAGCTGCGCGGCCCTGTTGCTGCCATGACCGGCGCTGCCATGAGTGCAGCACCCGTGTTCTCGCAGCCCATGCAGCACCAGCAACTCGGCACCCCCGGCCCAGCGCTTAAGGTAGCGCAAATGCCGCCCGCACTGGCGATAGAGCCAGCCGTAGCAGCCCCAGCGATCCCCATGCCGACCATGCGCCCCGCAGCGCCCGCCCGGCCCAACGCATTGCTGGAAAGCGGCTCAGGGTTCACGACGCTACGGCTGTCCGACGGCACGGTGCAGCGGCGCGAAGGCGACCGTGGCTCACGCAACAACAACCCCGGCAACCTGACTGGCTCGGACAAGGCCGTTGCGAAGTACGGCGCGATTGCCCGCGACCATGGCGGCAACCTGATTTTCGCGACGCCAGAGCTGGGCCAGCTTGCGATGAACAGGTTTATCTTGGACGAGAACGGCGACAAAACCGTTGCGGAAATGCTGGAAACCTACGCGCCGGGACCGAAGCGCAACCCCGTGACGGGCGCGCTAGAGCCGGTTGCAAACGACCCGTTTGACACGAACAAAACGTACCCAGCGCAGCTCGCCGCAATGGGTATCAACCTGAACCAGACCATCAACACCATGACCGAAGACCAGAAACGGGCGTTGGTCGGCGCTATGCGCGGCGTTGAAGGCAACAAGGGTTACACCGTAGCTGGCGAGCGCGGCGGCATCCTTGGCGGCGACGAAGGCGGCTTTGGCCTACTGGCCGACCCCCGTGCCACCGGGGCCGTGGAGGTTGCGAGCGGTGCAGCAGCCACCGCAGAAGCGCGCATCGACCAAGGCAAGGCCAAGCCGCTGTCTGCAGCAGAGCGCCGCCGCTTCGGGCCAGAGAACCTTGGCATGATCGCGTTTGGCCTGTCTCTGCTTGGTGGCGAAGACGTAACCACGGCGATGAACAACGGCCTGAACGTCTACAGCATGTTCGAGGGCATGGACGACGCCAAGGAACAGCAGGACGCGATTGACGCTGCGATTGCACAGCTGCCGCCAGAACAGCAGGAATACGCCCGCGCGCTGTACGAGACGAACCCCGAAGGGTTCTCGCAGCTGATGGGGCAGCAGTTCGCGCCGGGCGGTGAAGGCGGGAGCGGGCTGCAGGGCGCGGTGCAGAAGTACGTCGATCAAGGGCTAATGACCCCGGAGCAGGCAGAGCTGGTCGCACTGATGGAGCAGGCCGACCCAGAGGCGGCGGTTAAGCGGGCGGGCGAGATTGTTGATGCAAGCAACGAGATGTTTCAGGAAGACCAAAAGTACACGCGGAACGTCACGGAAAGCACGGACAAGATCGTAGCCTACGCGAACAAGACCCTGAACCTACTCCGCGAAATCAAACCCGCCTTGCTTGAAGAAGAAGCCAACAACAAAGGGTTTATTCGGAACTGGGCGCAAATCCTCGGCGACACTGGCCTAGCTATCGCAGCGTCGGACAAAAACCCGCTGGCAGGCACTAAGGCAAAGCAACTCGCCGCGTTGTTAAGTGCAAACCAAGCAGAAAACGCGTTTAGCCGACTGCAGCAGATTCGCGACGAAAGCCCAACTGGCGGCGCGCTTGGCCCGGTGTCGGACAAGGAAATTGAGTTCCTGATTAGTGCAGGCGGTAACTTGGGCTTCGGACAAGGCACTGAAGCGCTTGAGCGCCAACTCGAAGAAATCATCCAACGCGCACAGAACCTACAGCAGAGCCGGTTGACGCTATTCCAAGACCAGTATGCTGCGCGTGGCGGCAACCTCTTGCCCGTCGCCCAGCAAGCCGCAGCAGCTCCGGCAACCGGCGACCCGCTATACACAGCCGATGACGGCGTCACTCAAGTGCTAGGGGTCGAATAACAGTGGACACCTACCGCGTAAAAGGAGCCGACGGCAAAATATACAAGGTCCGTGCGCCGTCACCAGAAGCCGCCGCAAGCGCGGTGCGCACGATGCTTGCTGCCGACGCTGCAGCTGCACCGGCTGCGCCGCGCCGCACTGGTAACGACGTCGGCAACACGCTGCGGACGCTACTAGGGCAGGGCGCTGGCTTTGGTTTCGGCGATGAGGTTGAAGCCGGGGTTCGCTCGCTATTTAGCGACCGCAGCTATGGCGACATCCGTGGCGACATTAGCGACGAAATTGACGCGTTCCGGTCCCGCAATCCGGGCCTCGCATACGGCAGCGAAATTGTCGGTGCGCTAGGGCCGACGTTGGCGGCCGCGGTTGCTACGCCGTTCACGGGCGGCGGTGCTGGCGCTGGCGCTGCTGCAGGCGCGGGGCGCATCGCAATGGCCGGTAACAAGCTGCGCCAGTTGGCAACCCCGGCACTACGGCCTGTCGCGCAGCCTATTGCTAAAGCGTCCAAAGCCGTTGACGCGGTGCTGCCGACCGGCCCGATAAAGCGCGCTGCCACGGTTGGCGCTGTGCAGGGCGGCATTTCCGGCGCTGGCTACGCGGAAGGCGGGCTAGAGGATCGCGCAGGCGGCGCTGCGGTGGGGGCTGGGCTTGGCGCTGCAATTCCGGGCCTCGGCGCTGCGGTGCTGCCACGGCTCGCCCCAGGCGCTAAGGAAATCATTAACCGAGGCATCACGCTCACACCGGGCCAAGCAACCGGCGCAAACAGCCTTACCAACCGCATTGAACAGTTGGCGACTAGCACGCTGACCGGCCCTGGGATCGCTGCCGCACGTCGCCGCGCAGACGCTCAGTATTTCCCGATTGCCGCGCGCGAAGCGTTGGAAGCCGCAGGACAGACACTCGACACACCGGCAACGGGCAAGCTGTCCGCAAATGAAGTCATGGATCAACTGGTTGCAGGGTCGCGGCAGGCTTACGACGAAGCCGCTGCGGGCCTTAACGTCAAAGACCTTGGCGGACAGCTTATCTACGGGTCGGCGAAAGATATTATTGAGTCGCTGGACGGCAAGGTTGTTAAGAAAATTCGCAAGGCGGTGAGTGACGCTGCGGAGGAGCTTTCAGACGGCAAGGGCGCTAAGGTCCGCGCAGCGTTTGACGCAATCAGCACCGGCAAGCCAGTCCCCGTGTTCGACCTTAGCGGTCAAGACCTACTGAAGATCAAAAACAAGCTGCGCAAGAAAGCGCGCAACGCTCTCGGGGTGAAGGAAAACCAGCTCTACAACGCCCTAGAAATGCTGCAGCGGAACATCATTGATAACGCAGGCCGCGTTTCTGGCGCTGGCGCAGCCGCTGTCCGAAATGCCGACACGTTATTCCGCGAGACCAAAGGCGTGTTCGCCCCAGCGTTTCAGCGCACCGGCTACGACGAAGCGCCTCGCATCACGGGCATCGCGGCCGCACGGCAGAAAAACCTGCAGAAGTTTGGCTCGAACGACGCCATTGAGGCCCGGTTGCCGGACGACGCCCAGCTGGCGACCATGACGGCGAACACCACGCCAAACAGCGGCACGATAGATCGCGGCACACTTATGATGCTGCTGAACAATATTGGCCGTGTTGGTGGTGCAGGGGCTTCATTTGCGATCAGCCCGTCGCTGCTTTTGGCACAGCTCGCCGGTGTGCCGTACATGACCCCGCAAACGACCGCCGCGCTACGGCAGGGCCTGCTCGCACCTGGCCGCATCACGCAGGCGCTTGGCGGGCGCTTTGGCGGCATGATTGGAGGCGCAAATGCCCAGGAATGATCTAACACAGCTGTCCGCAACCGACGCGGAAAATACCGACGTCAAGGGCGTTAGCATCGCGGAAGGCATGGCCCCTAGCGGCGTGAACAACGCGATCCGGGCCGTGGCGGCAATGCTGGCCGACGCGTTCGCAGCAGCGGCCCCCGGAACCAAGCTGACGGCCGTGAAAGCCGCGAACGTCATTGTAGCTGACACCACGGACCGGCTGACCATCGGTACGACTAGCCCGACGCTGGTAAGCCACGACAACAGCACGACCACCACGACCATCGACGCGGAACGGAACCTGACGCTGGAAGTCGGCACGACCGGCACGCAAGCGGCGTTCAGGGTGGACGGCCACGACAGCACCGCAAAGCGCACGCTGATCGACGTGGCAGCAAACGGCGCGATCACGCTGGGCAACACCAGTTACAGCCCCGCACCGACAGCAGCCGTGACGGTAAACGGCACGCTGAATGCGACGACCTACACTGGCGACGGCAGCAACCTGACCGGCGTGACAACACTTGGTAAAGCGGCCGCTATGGCCCTGATTTTCGGAGGCTGAACAATGGCAGCACCTAACATCGTCGGGGTCGCCACGATCACCGGCAAAACCGCAGTGGCGGCAAACATCGCAACCAGCCCATCGGCGGCTACGCTGACCAACGCAGCAGCGTCGGACGACGTGTACAAGGTCAACGCGATCCTGATCAGCAACATCGCAAGCCCGGCGGCTGACACGACCGTGTCGGTGTTCTTGCGGCGCGGCGGTGCGGACTACTACATCGTGAACGGTATTGACGTGCCGCAGAAATCCACCTTGGACGTGCTGAACAAGCCGCTGTACCTCGAAGAAGGTGACGCGCTGTGGCTTCAAGCAGGCGCTGCAAACGCGCTGGACGCGGTGATTAGCTACGAGGTCATCACGGACTGATGGCGCAGGGCTGGCACTACGGCGGGTTAATTGGGCAAGACCCACGCGGCGGCACTGGCGGCCTGCGGACGTCTGGCGTGCGTGCCGTGGCCGATGCTGGGCAGACGACCGGTGGATTGCCTGACAGCACCCTGATCAGCGACGAGACTATCGCAGTAAACACCGCCGATACAGTGCTTACGTTTGACCATGGATACTCTTTTGGCGGGGCTGCTGGCGGCACGTCTAATGATGGTTCGACGGTGCTTGTTGGCGCAAACCAAGGTTTCAGCTGGTACGAACTGTCTACGCCTTACGACTTTTCGACGCGCGGCACCCGTAACAACAAAAACTTTTTTGGCGATTCTGGAAACGACAGCGCGTACAACCAAGACTATCGCTCTCCGTATTTTGCACCAAACGGCATGTCCATCATTTGTGCAGGATCGAAACTCCCGTATCAGACGATACAGATTCCACTCACGCAAGCGTACAACCCCGCTACTGCATCGCTGACCCACACAAGCGTGACTGGTTCCTCGCAATATCAGCGTATGTCGCCAGACGGCACAAAGATATTTGGAGGGTCCGACACTAGCGCCCCAATTAAGACTATGTCCACGCCAGGCGACATCACAACGATCAGCACGACTACGCTGTCATCGGACGCAGACGCGGGCGTAAGCGGATACGCGCTCGTTCCAAGCTCAACTGTCCCGATATGCGATATCACCGGAAAGCGTTGGTTCGGTATGTTTGAGCGGTCGTCAGACTCAACCTTTCATTTCATCGCCGGAACGTCGGCTGCCGCGCACGCAATTGAAGCGATTACGTGGGACACGACAAAGACCTACAATATCGGCACTCAGAGAAACAGCTGGGACTTCGCAATCAATGCGGACCACACCCGCGTGCTGTTTGCCTACCGCGACTCTAACAGCAACCAAGTAACACGCTCCCTTGCGCTCGCCGACCTCGGCAAACCCACACAGCGCTGGGGCCGCCAGCTTGGCCGTAGCCCGTTCGTCGGCACGGCGCTCCGCAACACCGGCATCATCACCACGCCAGAAGCGTATCAACTGAAGCTCTAAGGACCACCGCAATGGCAAACATCTATGACTTGACCGACACCTGGTCCGACGGAAACACGACCTACACGTCGATCAAAATGAACGTGACGAACACCGCGTCGGCGGCGGCGTCGAAGCTCATCGACCTGCAGATTGGCAGCAGCAGCCTGTTCAGCGTGGACAAAGACGGCAAGATCGCCGACGCCACGGAACTGCAGGTCGATAACGTCAAGCTGGACGGCAACACGGTAAGCAGCACGACCGGCAATCTGGTGCTCGACCCGTACAGCGGCAGCAAGATCAGCCTCGACGGCCTGCTGTGGCCCAACTCGGACGGCACCGCAAACCAGATGCTACAGACCGATGGCGCGGGCAACCTGTCGTGGGGGACGCCTGCAGCCGGGTACAGCAACAGCGACGTCGACGCCCACCTGAACACCAGCGGCGCGACCACGAACCAAGTGCTATCCTGGACCGGTAGCGACTACGCATGGACCGCACAGACCGTAGCGTTTGGCACGGCCGACGTAGACGCACACCTGAACACCGGCAGCGCGACCAGCGGCCAAACGCTGCAATGGAACGGTACGGACTACGCATGGGGTACACCTGCCAGCAGCTACGGCGACAGCGACGTCGATACGCACCTGAACCGCAGCACCGCAACGACCGGCCAGCTGCTCAGCTGGAACGGCAGCGACTACGACTGGATCACCAGCACCGCAGGCGGCGGCAGCTACGCGGATTCCGACGTTGACGCCCACCTAAACCGCAGCAGCGCGACCAGCGGGCAGGTGCTCAGCTGGAACGGCACCGACTACGACTGGGTCGCGCAGTCCGGCGGCGGCGGCTACACCGACGCGGACGTAGATACCCACCTGAACCGCAGCAACGCCAGCAGCGGGCAGGTGCTCAGCTGGAACGGCAACGACTACGCATGGATTGCCGACGCAGGCATCACGGACGTTGTGTCGGACACGACCCCCCAGCTCGGCGGCCACCTCGACCTGAACACGCGGGACATCACCGGCACCGGTAACATCAACATCACCGGCAACGCGACGCTTACTGGCTACCTTGCTGGGCCTGCTACGTTCACCATCGACCCGGCGCAGGTCGGCAACAACACTGGTACGGTCGTGATTGCGGGCGACCTGCAAGTAGACGGCACAACCACCACGATTAACAGCACGACACTGACCGTGGACGACAAGAACATCGTGGTTGCATCCGGCGCTGCAAACGCCGCAGCTGCAGACGGCGCGGGCCTGACCGTAGACGGTGCCAGCGCGACGTTCACCTACGCCGTAACGGGCGACAAGTGGACCGCAAACAAGCCTCTGGACCTTGGCGCGAACGACCTGCTGGCCGACCATATCAAGGCAACCGGCGACGGCACGAACAACGGCAAGTTGGACCTGCAGTGCAGCGCTGGCAGCCACGCTGTAACGCTGGAAGGCCCGGACCATAGCGGCGCAAGCAGCTACACGCTGCAACTACCGCAGGCCGCACCGGCCGCTGGGCAGCTACTCGCGCAAAACAGCGCAAACAACCAACTCGAATTTGTTGATAACCCCGCCGCCGGTATTGCCGCCGCGATGGCGCTAGTCCTCGGATAAGGAGACACTGAAATGGCAGCACCAAACATCCGCGCGACCAGCGGCACGATCAACGGCAAAGTCGCCGGTTTGACCGTGACGAACACCGCGCAAGACCTCGTAGCAAACGCGGCTGGCAGCAGCAAACTTCTGAAGGTCAACACGATCATTATCGCGAACGTAGACACCGCAGCAGCAGACGAAGTGCTGGTCACGCTGATCAAGGGCGTGGCTTCTGGCAGCGCCTCGACGTTCCACCTTGCGAAGAACATTAGCATTCCGGCCAAGGCGTCGCTCGACGTGCTGGCTGGGTCTGTGTACCTCGAAGAAGACGACAAGATTCAAGTGCAAGGCGTGGCAGCCAGCGGCGACCTCGAAGCCATCGTTTCGTATGAGGACATCAGCTAACCGTGGGCAAGCACGCGAAACACTACTTCGGCGGCATCATCGGGGCCAGCCCGTTGGTCAGCAGCACACCACGCACTAGCGGCGTCTTCAGCCTCGGCGCACTCGGCGGTGACGGGGCGTCCACCACACGACCCACACGCCGCTGGGGCGGCATGACCGGGCGGTCGCTGGTGGAGAGCAGAGTGGACTGGACGCCTGCGGACATCGCCTCGGCAACGGTTGTCGGGTGGTTCGACGGCGAGAACGTCAACGGCGGCTCGGCTGGTAACAGCGGCGCGACAGCGTGGGTCAATAAGGCGGGTGGCGCAAACCTAAACTTCACTGGCTCGCCGACCGTAGGTACGACCAACGTGCGGACGGCCAGCGGTGCGTACCTCGGTGAAGCGGGGACACCTAGCTTCCTTCAGACCTCGGACTGGCGTGTGTTTATTGCGGCAACCATTAACGGCGGTAGCGGCACTGACCAATATGCCCCGCTGTTCAGCAGCGACACCGGCAACACGAACACGGGTGCATTCATATACTGGAAAACGACGGCCCAAGAATTTGCCAGCTACCCTCCCAGTTGGGGGTATATTGACCCCATCGCGCCAACGTACCGATCGGGTTCTAGTTCTAACTTTCTAGGAAACCCCGCCGTCATAGACTTCAAGGCTTCCACGACTAACCCGTGGGAGATAGCGTTTGACGGCGGGCGCTCTGTAAGCGCTGTGTCTTCAACCTACACAAGCACAGTAGCTAGCAATCAAGCGGCCTATTTTGGGTACAGCTTCACAAATACCCGCCGCCTTGACGCGAACTACTTCCAGATCGTGATCGTTCACGGTACGCTTTCGAGCGATGACGAAGCGCGGCTGTACAGCTACCTCGCCCATAAGGCAGGCTCGCAAAGTTATTTGCAAACCAGCGCCTATTCCAGCGCACCGCCGACGAGGGTCGTGACTGGGCCAACCTCGCTTGCCACCACTCCCGCCCTCCCCACGACCGGCGTGCTGTCACTCGCGGAAGACTATCAAGGAACCCTGTAGCCATGACCGACGACGACAAGCTCCGACAAGTGGCCGCCGAAGCGGTCGAACAGACGCTCCGCCGCATGGGCCTCGACCCGGACGACGCGCAGACCGCTGCCGACATACACGACTTGAAAGGCCTCATCTCAGCGTGGCGCGCGACCAAGCGGACCGTTTGGCAGACCGTCGCGCGCGTGGCGACCGTTGCGGCGCTGGGCGCGCTGGCCGCCGGTGCGTTTTTCAACATCCGTAACTAACGACAACAAAGGAGTACACCATGAACGAGACAACG